CATCCATCTATGACCTTGAGGTAGTACCATCTATGCGTACTATCATGACTGCTGGTGATGCACTGGATAGGAATAATGTTGCTGCTTACAACTGTAGCTTTCTTGCTGTTGATGACCCTAAAGCTTTTGATGAGGCGTTGCTTGTCCTAATGTGTGGCACAGGGGTAGGCTTCTCAGTTGAGCGTCAGTTCATTCAGAAGCTACCTGAAGTACCTGCTGAACTACAAGATACTGATGAGGTTATCGTAGTAGGAGATAGTAAAGAGGGATGGGCTAAAGCCCTACGTCAGATTATCTCACGCCTGTATGCTGGTGAGATACCAAAGTGGGATACCTCTAAGGTACGCCCATCGGGTGCTAGGCTAAAGACATTTGGTGGTCGTGCCTCTGGCCCTGAACCACTTGAGAACTTGTTTAAGTTTGCTATCAGCCTGTTCAAGAAAGCAGCAGGTCGCAAGCTAAGCAGCATTGAGTGTCATGACCTGATGTGTCAAGTAGCAGCAGCCGTGGTGGTTGGTGGTGTACGCCGGTCAGCTATGATTAGTCTATCCAACCTTAGTGATGATCGTATGCGTCACGCTAAGATGGGTAACTGGTGGAACGATCAGGTCAACCGTAGCTATGCTAACAACTCTATCTCATTCACTGAGAAGCCAGACATGGGTAGCTTCTTGCGTGAGTGGACATCCATCTATGAATCTAAATCAGGTGAACGAGGTATCTTTAATCGTGAGGCAGCGAAAGCTAAGGCAGCAGATATTGGCAGAGAAATCCGCGATGATTTCGGAACGAACCCTTGCGGAGAAATCAGCCTCAGAAGTAAACAATTCTGCAACCTCTCAGAAGTCATCATCAGAGAAACAGACGGAGTTGGGGACCTCAAAAGAAAAGTTGAAGTCGCAACGATCATTGGGACGATACAATCCGCGCTTGTGGATTTCAAATATCTGTCGCCGAAATGGAAGAAGAACTCAGAAGAGGAGAGGCTACTAGGCGTATCACTCACTGGTATCTTTGACCATAAGATTATGTCAGGTCAGGGTGAGTATGAAGCAAACATTCTGGCAGGCACACTCAGCCAGCTACGTGACATCACACGTGAGGTGAATAAAGAGTGGGCAGCAAAGCTAGGCATACCTGAATCAAAAGCTATCACGACTGTCAAGCCTAGTGGCACAGTGTCACAGCTTGTTAATAGTGGAAGTGGTATTCATCCTCGCTATGCCAAACATTACATTCGCCGTGTACGTGCAGACGTTAAAGACCCTCTTGCGACTTGGATGCAGGACAAGGGTATTCCTTGTGAAGTGGATGTCTATAATCCGCAAAACCTCGTATTCAGTTTCCCAATGAAGTCTGCTGATAATAGTCTGACTAGACATGATGTGTCAGCTATTGAGCATCTTGAACTGTGGTTAAAGTATCGCAAGCATTGGACAGACCACAACCCATCCGTCACTATCTACGTAGGTGAGGATGAGTGGCCTGACGTAGGTGCGTGGGTATGGAACCATTGGGATGAAATCTGTGGTGTGTCCTTCCTACCACGTGAAGATGATAACCATACATATGCACAAGCACCCTATGAAGAGATCACTGCTGAGCAGTACGAAGAGTTGAAAGCACAGGTTCCTGATGTTGATTTCTCTGAGTACACAGAAGTAGCTGATAACACTACATCTTCTCAGGAATTAGCCTGTACTGCTGGCGTATGTGAAATCTAAAGTTACAACATTAGCGAAAGTTTGTGAACTATGAGAGTATTAGGTAACGATTTTAACATTACAGATGGATTGTTGAACCACCTGAAGAGTATATATCCAGACAGGCTTCCGCTAACACAAGTGTCCCCTGAGGAATTAGCTTTCCTTAGGGGCCAACAGTCTGTAATACAGAAGCTTGTGGAATTACAACATCAAGATTTTGAGGATAATTAAATGGGTGGACTATTCCGACCGAAGATGCCAGCCCCACCACCAACCCCTGCTCGTCCTGTTACTGCTGTAACTAAGACACCAGACCTTGAGTTAGCTGATACTGAATTGGCTACCGATGTTATGGCAAAGAAGAAGCGTGGCAAACGTGGCCTGCGTACTGATGTAACAACTGACATCTCTACACAGATACCAAGCGAGGCTTCTGGTTTGCAGATTCCTAAGGGGGTTTAATATGGGTGCCGTTGTCAAACCAATTAAAAAAGTACAGAGATTTGTAGACAAGAAATTTGTTGAGCCTGTACTTGAAAAGCCCTACAAAAAAGTTTTGAAAGAAACTAAAAAGATTATTAGTCCTGCTGCTCCAAAGGCTCCTGCTTCTACTACTGCTGCCCCATCTACTGGTGCTGCACGTGGTACTGAAGAAACAGTAGAAGCCGTATTGGACACAGGTAGCCAAGTTCAACGCCGCCGCCGTAGAGGTAAACGTGCCTTGATTGCACAGCCAGCCGCTGCACAAGTAGGTGGTGAAGGTGGTTCAGGTCTAAACATTCCTAAGTAAGGATGAATTAAATGGAATTAGATGTAGGTACAGTAGCTAAACGCTACAGCCAACTAGAGGGAGAGCGTGATACTTTCCTTGAGAGAGGCCGTGAGGCAGCAAGGCTTACTATCCCTACTCTTTTGCCAGATGAGGGGCACAGTAGTTCAACTACTTTTGCCACACCGTATCAAGGCATTGGAGCAAGGGGTGTAAATAACCTTGCATCTAAATTGCTTCTTGCTCTGCTGCCACCTAACAGCCCTTTCTTTCGTCTGACTATTGATGACTTTGATCTGCAACAGATTGCAGGTGATAACCGTGGTCAGGTAGAAGAAGGACTAGCACGTATTGAACGTGCAGCAATGCAGGAAATTGAAAGTAAGTCTATTCGTGTACCTGTCTTTGAGGCCTTAAAGCTGCTTATCGTTACTGGTAATGCGCTAGTATACATGCCCAAGAAGGGTGGCATGAAAGTGTTTAGGCCTGATCGTTACTGTGCTAAACGTGACGCAATGGGTAACGTACTTGAGATTATTACGAAGGAGAGCGTGTCTCCGTTGATGCTTCCACAGGAAGTTAAGGATATGATACCCCCTTCTGATACTCCTGTAAAGAACTATGACTTATACACCTGTCTAAAGACTACTGATAAGGGATACGAAGTTGTCCAAGAGGTAGCAGGTATTGAAGTACCAAATAGTCGTGGTGTATATAAGAAAGATAATAACCCATTCATCCCCCTACGCTTCATCCGTATTGATGGTGAAGACTATGGGCGTGGGTTTATTGAAGAATACATTGGCGACCTACGCAGCCTTGAAGCTTTGACACAAGCTATTGTTCAGGGTAGTGCTGCATCATCAAAGGTCTTATTTCTAGTGCGTCCTAATGGTACTACTAAGACAGCAGCCCTAGCGAAAGCCCCTAATGGTGCGTTCCTTACAGGTGATGCTAATGACGTATCTACTCTACAAGTACAGAAGTCTAGCGATTTCCGTGTAGCACTAGAAACTATGCGTATGATTAACGACAGGCTGGCTGCTGCCTTCCTGTTGAACAGTTCCGTTCAGCGTCCAGCAGAACGTGTGACTGCTGAAGAAGTACGCTTCATGGCACAGGAACTTGAGACTGCCCTTGGTGGTGTGTACTCAATCCTGTCACAAGAGTTCCAGTTACCACTCATCAACCTCTTGCTAGAATCACTTACCAAGCAGGGTAAGATGCCAAAGATGCCTAAGGACAGTGTTAAACCTACTGTCGTTACAGGTATTGAAGCACTAGGTCGTGGTCAAGACTTGAATAAACTAGCTTCATTCCTGCAATACCTACAGCCTCTTGGCCCAGAGGTTATTGCTAATGAGATGAACTTAGGTGACTATATAGATAGACTTGCAGCATCGTTGGGTATTGATACCTCTGGTCTGATTAAATCTCAGGAACAGAAGATGCAAGAACAGATGATGCAGCAAGAGATGATGCAACAACAAATGTTAGAACAGACTATGGGTGGCATGGCACAGAGGGCAGCACCACAACTTGCCAAAGATGCCACAGTAACGGAGTAACATATGGCTGAAACAGTCAATACTTATCAAGAACCAGAGGCAGAATCTACTGAACACGTACAACAGATGTTGGACATGGAACGTAAGCCTGAGGATGTTGATCGTCCTGAATGGTTGCCTGAAAAATTTAAGTCTGCTGAGGACATGGCTAAGGCTTACTCAGAACTAGAGAGTAAGCTGGGCCAGAAGCCTGAACAGCAGGCTGAAGAAGAGCAAGCACCTGAACCTACAGGGGATGAGACACCTAACGAGGTAGCTGAACTACTAGATAGTAAGGGTCTTGACTTTGATGTATTCGCCCAAGAATATGCTGAGACAGGTACACTATCCGAAGATGCGTATGCTGCTCTTGAAGAGGCTGGCTTTCCAGCAAGTATGGTAGATACTTGGATTGCTGGTCAGGATGCTCTTGCTGCACAGACTACTACTACTATGAAGTCGCTAGTAGGTGGTGCAGAAGAGTATCAAAACCTGATACAGTGGGCATCCGATAATCTGGATGAATCAGATATTGATGCCTACAACGCAACAATGGACACGCAAGACCCCAACTTAATGCGCTTTGCCGTACAAGGTCTTTATGCACGTTATCGTTCTGAGGCAGAACCTAACCTTATGCAAGGTCAAACAGGTCCTGTATCCGCAGGTGGGAAGTTTGAAAGCAATGCTGAACTCACTGCTGCTATGAGTGACCCCAGATATGCTAAAGACCCCGCTTACAGGCAACAAGTCGCTGATAAGTTGGCTCGTTCTAGCCTGTTCTAAGTTGTTGCAAATTGGTGGGGGGATGTAATGTCCCCCTTCCTTTCACACGAAGCAAACACATAACAAACGATTACCCCTGACCCCTTGCGAGGGACAATCTTGGAGAAAGGATGTAATGTAATGCAGAGTGTAGTTTAACTCACATTAACATTACTAAGAGGTAATTAAAAAATGGCACAAGCTGCTTCTAACCCCGCTTACACCGTAAGCTTTCAGGGTCAGAACAACCTTTCAGGTGACGTACGTGACCTGTTTCTCAAGCTGTATGCTGGGGAAGTTCTGACTGCATTTGAAGAAAAGAAAGTCCTTATGGACAAGGTGCGTACTCGCACAATCTCCAAAGGTAAATCTGCTTCATTCCCAATGACAGGCCGTGCAACCGCCGAATACTTGACCCCCGGAAACGAAATCACCGGTGGCAACATTCGTGCAGGTGAACGGATTGTAACCATTGATGACTTGCTCATCTCAGCACAGTTCATTGCCAACATTGACGAAGCTATCAACCACTATGATGTACGTTCTATCTACTCTAAGGAAGCCGGTATTGCACTGGCTAACGAAGCTGATCGGAACGTAGCACGTATGCTGGTTAAGGCTGCTCTGTCAACCAACGCTACTCGCGCTGCTGCAATGGTACAAGACTATAAGGCCTTCACCGAAGAAGACTTTACTAGCAACGTAACCATTGGTACGGCTGCTGCTGATGCTTTGGATGCTGCTGAAATTGCTAAGTCTATCTTCAGCGCACGTAAAGAGATGGAAGTCAAGAACGTACCAACTGATGGTGCGACTGTTGTTCTTCCACCAGATCAGTACTATGCTCTGTTGGATGTGACTGATGGCAACAAGCTTGTCTACATGAACAAAGACTTTGGTGGTAATGGTTCAATTGCTTCAGGCTCAGTACCTTCAATTGCTGGTATGCCTGTTATCATGTCAAACCACGCCGATGTTACCAACCTGTACGCCAGCCTTGTTACTGCTGACCCGAATGAAGGTGTCACTTCTGACAACCAGCCACTGGCTAACACTGCCGGTTCAGGCCGTACAACTCAGTACGATCTCCCAACCGCTACTGTTGATGGTGCTGACATGGTTGCTGAAGCCGCTAAAATCCGTGGTTTCGTATTCACTCCTGATGCCGTTGCTACTGTCAAGTTGCTTGACCTTGGCATGGAATCTGAGTACCAGATCAACCGTCAGGGTACACTGATGGTAGCTAAGTACGCAATGGGCCATAACGTCCTGCGTCCTGCTTCTTGTGTGGCTCTTCTGTCTGCATAAGTGTAATCTTTGGGGGTGGCCTAGTGCTGCCCCCTTTTTCTTTGGAGCGTAGTATGCCAGAAGTAGGTGGAAAGAAATACAAGTATACAAAAGAAGGCGTTGCTGCTGCTAAAGCAGAAGCCAAGAAGACAGGCAAGAAGATGTCTTTTGGTGGGATGCCACAGAAACAAGTAGCTGCAATCATGGCTAAGTACGGAAAGAAAAAGAAATGAGCATCAAGTACCGTGGTGAAACATTCGCAGGGTACAATAAACCTAAAAAGACACCCAAGCACCCCCGAAAATCCCACGCTGTACTAGCAAAAGAAGGCATGAAAATTAAACTGGTACGTTTTGGACAACAGGGTGTCAAGGGTGCTGGTAAAAGCCCTACGAGTGCTAAAGATAAAGCAAGAAAGCGTAGCTATTATGCTAGGCACAATGCACAAGGTAAACCCAAGTCCAAACTTTCTGCAAAGTATTGGTCACATAAAGTGAAATGGTGATGAGATGGCAGGTACTACTAAACTAGATGCAGTGAATACTATGTTATCTGCTATTGGTGAAGCACCAGTAAACAGTCTGTCCTCAGGCCTTGTTGAGGCAGAGGTAGCAGAGAGTATTCTTGACACAGTTGACCGTGAAGTGCAGTCTATGGGCTGGCACTTTAATACAGAATTAAATAAATCATACGCCCAAGATACCAATGGATATATCCAACTAGGTAACGATGTTCTTAGGGCAGACGCCACACTCAAAGTAGATAGTAAAGACCTTGTTCAACGTGGAACAAGAATGTTTGATAGGCAGAACCACACCTTTGTAATTGGTGCTAGTGCTGCTCTTGATGTTGTGGTACAATTAACATTCAACGACTTGCCTGAGGTATGTAAGAGATACATAGTCATGAGGGCAACTCGTATCTTTCAAGACCGTGTAGTAGGATCAGGGACCCTGCATGATTTCCAAATCAGAGATGAGGAACGTGCGTTGTACGAACTCAAGGAGTTTGACAAGTCTGCTGACGATCATAATATCTTTGACAACTACGACACGTTCAGTATTATTGACAGACAGGGACGGAGAACACTCTAATGGCACTCATCAGTCAATCTATCCCTAACCTTATCAATGGAGTTTCACAGCAGCCACCATCACTGCGTCTGAATACACAGGCTGAAGTACAGATTAACGGCCTGTCCAGTGTCGTATCAGGGTTGTCTAAGCGTCCTAGTACACAGCATATTGCTGACTTGGGTGTTATCTCCAACCTAGACAAAGCCTTTATCCACACAATCCGTAGGGACGAGAATGAGTTTTACTCAATGATCGTTGATACTGCTGGTACTATTCGTGTGTATGATAAGGATGGTGTAGCTAAGACAGTTACTAATAATGCTCCATCATACTTAACTGGATTGACTGATCCTAGCCAAGAACTAGCTGCTGTCTCAATTGCTGATTCAACCTTTATTATTAACAAGAATATCACAGTAGCAAAAGGTACGGCTACTGCTGCGACACGTAATCCAGAAGCTTTGGTCTATGTCAAACAGGCTGACTATTCTTCTACATATCGTTTGAAGATTACGAAAGGCGCAAGCACAAGTACCGTAGAGTTTGCTACTAAATCCTCTACACAATCTTCTACTGCTGATACACAGAACGCTGAACGTGGTGCATCTACTGACTTGATTGCTCAGAACTTGGATACATTTTCAGGCACAAGTGTTAATGGTACGTACTACGATAACATAATCAACGGCTCCGCTGTATCAGGTATTACAGTAACACGTTATGGTTCAGTTATACATATTCAGTCTACTGATAGTACAAACTTTCAAGTAGAGGTAGGTGATTCACATGGTGGCGACCACCTGCTCTTGTTCAAAGATGAAACACTAGATTTTAAGAAGCTACCTATTGAAGGTCCTAATGATTTTGTAATCAAAGTATCAGGGGACAACCAGAAAGCGCAGGACGATTACTACGTCAAGTTTAATGACGGTGTATGGAAAGAGACTATTGAACCTGCTGCGCTGACCCAACTTGATGCTACCACTATGCCACATAAGCTGGCTAAACAAATATCAGGTAACTTTATCTTTGATGTTGTAGATTACATGGACAGGAAAGTTGGTGATGATAACACCAATCCGTTCCCTTCCTTTGTGGGTTTCACACTAGCTGACATCTTCTTTCACAAGAACAGACTTGGCGTACTGGCTGATGAGAATGTTATCTTCTCTCGTGCTGGTGAGTTTGCTGAGTTTGATTTCTTCCGTAAGTCAGTACTTACTATTGTGGATAGTGATGTCATTGATGTAGCAGTATCCTCTAACAAAGTTAGTATACTTAAACATGCTGTACCATTCAGTGAAGCCTTGCTATTGTTCTCAGACTTGACACAGTTCAAGGTCACAGGTGATCCTGTGCTTACCCCTGAGACTATTAACATTGCTAATACCACAGAGTTTGAGGCATCCCTACGAGCAAAGCCAGCACAGGCTGGTAAATTTGTTTACTTTGGTTCAAAGCGTGGTGCTTGGTCAGGCATGTGGGAGTACTTTGTAGATACTGATACTGATACTAATGACGCTAGTGAAATCTCAGCGCACGTTCCTGAATACCTTGAAGGTGAAATTAAAAACATTCAAGCATCATCTAACGAAGATATGTTGATTATTCAGACTGATGCTTCTTCTGATACTCTCTACACCTATAGATATTATTGGGAAGGTAGGGATAAACTACAGGCAGCTTGGTCACGCTGGATATTTGATGGCGATGTACTATCAGTATCATTTAATCGTGCTGATATATACATGCTAATCAAGCGTGGTACTAACCTATTCCTTGAGCGTATCAATCTGTCGGTTGACGAAGCTACTACCTATACTGATGGTAAGTTTTCTATTCACCTAGATAGGCGGGTAATGCTACAGACTTCAGGACTGACTGCTGTTCCTTATACAGATAGTGCTACTATCTATATCAATAAGGCAGGTAAAGTTATACAGCTTGCAGCAGTAGCAGGAGAACTAGCAGCAGGTAATGTTGTATTCGCCGGTATTCCTTTCACATTCACATACCAATTCTCTGAGCCTGTAATTAAACAGGAAAACAAACCTGTCACAACTGCTGTACTACACTTGCGTAACTATGCTGTAGTCTATAACAAGACAGGTTTCTTTACAGTTAGAATTGAACCACTCAAACGTACTCCCTACTCACGTACCTTTACTGGACGTATTGTTGGTGGTGCAGCAAACCTTCTGAATAAAGCAGCTATTGATAGTGGCACTTATAGGTTTGGTGTTATTGGTCACTCAGGAGAAACTAAGGTAATCCTTGAGAGTGATAGTCACCTACCCTGTGCCTTTCAGTCTGCTGAGTGGGAAGGTTTCTATGTCCTACGTTCACGGAGAATGTAATGCAAGTCCTTGTGAGGCAAAGTATCCAATCAGATGTAGATTACTTAAAAGACAATCTAAGAGAAGAAGATAGAGATGAGGTACTTGCCTCACATGGTAGCACTGAAGTTGCACTACAAGAGGGCTTTGATGATTCTGAAGAATGTTGGACAATAACAGTTAAAGATACAGGCGAGATAGCAGGCATGTACGGACTAGCTAAGTATGACGATATGATAGCTATACCGTGGCTGCTTACCTCTCCTGCTATCACTAAAGTATGGATACCATTCCTGCGTGGCTCTCGCAAGTGGGTGGCAGAAAGCAATAAGAAATACCCCCTTCTAACGAATATGGTTGATGCCGAATACACAGTAGCTATTAACTGGCTACGCTTTGTTGGCTTCACATTTATTAAGAAGCATGACAAGTGGGGTGTAGGAAACAAACCATTCTTAGAATTTGTGAGGATTGAATAATGGACCCATTAACCCTATTCACAATAGGTTCTGGGATTGCTCGTTTTGTAGGCGAACAGACTGAAGCTGAACAGAAAGAAGCATTGTTCCAACGGAATCGTGTCGCAGTCAATACTGCTAGGGACCTGAAGATACAAAGTATCAACAGGCGTCTAATTGAGGAATCAGAAGTAGCTGCTGAAAAGAAGATGGCTATTAACATAGCTGCTCTAAAAAAGCAGGAACGTGCTAAAGTAGCAGCAGGTGAGGCTGGTCTTTCCGGCTCTTCTGTAGATGCTGTAACATCTCAGTACGAAACACAGAAGCTACGCGACTATACGACTATCAATGCTAACATAGTTAATCTTGAACGGCAGATTGAGTTACAAAAGATGGGTGCATCAGCAGAGGCAGAAGCACGTATCAACTCTCTACCACGTGGGGTACAGCCTAACTTTTTAGCACACGCTGTAAGTACAGCAGCTAGTGCTTACGCTGTTGAACGTAAGATGACAACTGAAATGCCTGATGATTACACATCTGTCTTTGGTTCAGGTGGTGCTTTTGGTGGTGATGAAATATTACTACCAGACGCTGCTTGGGGCGGCGGCACTATCTTTATTGAATAGGAGAAGTCTATGGCAAAACAAAGAGTACAGGTAGAAGGACCTACTTCTGCTGCTCAGTTAAGAGCCGTAGCAAGTCCTGTTGAAACTTATGTCAGACCTGCTGAACAGCCAGCTATTAAGACTGACTTGGAATATTTCATTGGTGCTATCTCACCAGCTATCAAGGCTGATGCTGAGATACGCAAGGAACAGGCACTGAAGCTTCAGCGTGAGGCTGAAAAAGGTATTGCCTCTAAACGTGCTGCTGATGTCAAGCTTGGCTTGGCAAAGGCCCAACGCCTAGCAGCAGAAGATTTCCTAGACAATCAAGATGAATATCTTGCTATGTCTGAAGAAGAGGTAGCAGATCGCCGCGCACGTATCATGCAGCCATACTTTGATATGGCGCAGAACTCAGGCGACAAGCTTCTTATGGATGCTTTTCAGGCTGACAGTGAGATGGCTAACCTTGCCTTCTTTACCAAGGTCTATGACCCAGCGAAGCGTAAGCGTGTATTTGAAAATGACATGGATGCGCTTACTGAAGAACTTATTTCTGTATCACAAAGTGATGCTATCCTTGGTGATCCTGAATTAGGTGCTACACCTACCGATAAAACACTAGCTAAGATTGACATGATTGAAGATACAATCAATAAGTATCAGGCTGCTAGTGGTTATTCATTCAGAGATATGAACGACTATATCTTTGGTAATGTTATCGCTCCTCGCGTGGCTGCTAATGGTAGAGATGCCCTATATAGATGGGCTGAACAGAAACAATTATTCAATGTCTCACGTTATCAGAAGACAGTTAAGACTATGAATAATGAATTGGCTACACGTGACAAGGCTTTATTAAAAGCACAGGACCCAGTATTCTTTCAACAAAGTATTACTACCGGCATTGATTCATTCTTTACAGCCATAGCTGAGGGTAAGTCAGCGAATGTTGGTTATCTACAAGTAGGTAATACAGTCACCCTCCCTAGTGGTGCTACTAAGACTATTACTGAAAACGATGTTATAAATAGTTTTGAAGCTTACGCAGCATCAGAACAAATGTCTCCTGCCCTACGTTTAGATTTCTATAAGCGTACCGGCTTTATGCCTATCAATGAAAAGAACATTATCAACTCAGGTAAGTCCTTCTTTAGTACAGGTGATCTTGAGAATGAAGCAAATCTAAAACAAGCTGCCGGAGCTTTTGCTGTTATTGAGCAGATGCGTATGGCTGGCGTAGATGTACCTGAATCAGTTGTTGATAAAGATACAATGAGAAGGTTTAAGATTGCTGAGTTGTGGCATCGTGACGCTGGCATGAACATAAAGGATGCCTTAATCAGATCACAGGATGTAGATACTACTATTAAACCTTCTTCTAAATTGAGAGATTCAATTCAAAAGAAACTAGGTACAATCTTCATTACTGACCACGGTGAGACAGCTAATAACTTTAATAACATATCTCAAATTGCTGAGGATGTAGCATTGATTATGCAGTCAGGGATTGCTGATGAAAATGCTGCTATTGAGAAAGCCATAGATATATTTGAGAAAGACCATGTTATTCACACAGCATCTAATGGGGTTGTTGTTAGTTTCAAACAGCTAAACACTGATGTAGGCACTGCTACAGATGTCACATCTACCCTAGACGCTACTGCTAAAGCTATAGGTGATAACCAACAGATCAAGAATATTATTGCTAATCTGTACCCACTAGCGGAAGATGCTGGTGTTGTTATCACCAATCTACCAGAACGTCCTGATATTGTACGTATTAGTGTGATTGATGAGAACGGTATGTTGATGGGACAGTTAGGAACTGTTAGCAAAACTCAGCTTCTTAATGATCCTATGCTTGTTAAGATGTTGATTGCCAATAACATTGAGTATGCTAAAGCTGCCGGTGTTAATGTAGACGGTACTACAGGTGACTTTGAGGCACGTACTATTGCATCAATAGACGATGAGTATATCTCTCCTGAAGACTTGTTCTTGGCACAGAATGTGGGCTTTGATTTACCTACTAAAGAACAGTTAAAAGAGAATATGCAACAGACTATGGGTGCTGTAGCTACACCACTACAAGCTGCTGGTGAAGCAATTGCTCCTGTATTGGAAAGCCTAAAGAGTTCTCTCACAAATATCTTTGCACAGGATAAGCTTGACGTACCTGACCTTGTATCTGAGACAGTCGGTACTGTAGTACCTGAACTCGTACAAGCAGAGGGTGATATAGCACCATTCTTTGAAGAAGAGTACAACGCTACTAAACGTAAACTATCTAACATTAAAGCGATTAAAGAAGCACAACGTATCCTCTCTGACATGCCAGACATGATTAGGGACTTAGGACTAGATGTCCGTGGTCTACTATCTGCTGGTGGTAAATCCAAACGTGGTATTACACAGAAGGAACAGGCTGCTATCGCAAGGAGTATCATTGCTGTGCAAAACGCAGGTGAACGTCAACAGGACATAGAGACAAGCCAAGACCTTACTGATGCTTTGGCAAAGGCTGCTGAATCTAAGGGTGTTACTGCTCAAGATGTACTTGAGAAAGTTATTCAGCCTATGGCCTTCCATGAATCAGACGGTACAATGGACCCTAACCTAAAGCAATATGGGGATGGACCAGCACGTGGCGTAATGCAGTTTGAACCACCACGGTTTAAGACTGCTGTACAACGTGCCAAGAACTACCATGAGATTATTGGTCAGGAACTACCTGAATGGATTAGCAGTATAGACCTGTCTGGTGATAACAAAGCTATTCAGAAACAGATTACTGATCTGTCAGCTAATCAGCAGATGGCTCTTGCAGTCTATGACTTGCTTCAGCATCCTAAGGCCAACATTGCCAAAGTAATCAATGGCGATATTGGTATCACAGAGTTCTGGCTTGACTACTGGTGGGCCGGTGATGCTTCTGATAGATATGCTAGAAGCAAAGCGTTCAATAAGAGCCTCGCTAAATTTAAGAAACAATAGTAAGGAACCAAGGTAATGGCTGAAAATGCACAGGATGTCCTTGAAGGCTTGGGTTTCAGAACAGGGTATGAAGAAGCCCCTGTTTTGCAGACAGCTACGGAAGCTGAACTGTTCCATGCCAAGGAGAAGGCTGCGGCTGAAGCACCGACATTCGGGGAAGCCCTAACCACTGCTGCGGCAGAGGAATGGATTATCCCAAGCCTGTATGAAAACATGGACAGGTTTCGTTCATACGATGGGGAGCCTGTGGAACTAACATCTGATGTAGTGAAAACACTTACTGAGGGTGTAATAGATAAAACAGCCGTTACCGAAATCCTTAACGAGGCTGCTACTGTTGATATGCAAAGTGCTATGGCGATTAGGGAAACCCATCTCCGTACACAGGAACGGCGCAGTGAACTAGCATCAGCAGGATGGAAGGGAACATCAGCTACAGTATTAGCTGCTATGTTTGACCCTGTTGAATGGGCTACTATTGGGGCTTCAGCGGCTGCTGTATCGGCTCTGAGTGGTCCCGCTGCCCCTCTTACCGGCGGTGCTGTACTTACTGCTGGTGCCGCTAGAAGAGCCAAGAAAGCCTACTCTGTAGGCAGGGCTGCTCTGGCTGGTGCTGGCGTAACAGCAGCAGAACTTGCAGCATTTGAGAGTATTCGTGCTGGCTTAAAGTATGACGTTGATATTAACGATGTACTAATTACAATGGGCATTGGTGCAGGAATAGGTGGTGGCTTAAATGCTGCCACTACTGCCTTTGTCAAACGTGCTAATGTATCACGCCTTGCTAAGATTGTAGCTGAGGGTGGTCAACTGACCCCTGCTCAAAAGGCTTTCTATGACGCTAATAACGTAGAGGCCTCAGCACAAAGGCTTATTGATAATACTCTACGTGACGAAAGCTTTATTCAGTCCATAGATGGTACATCAGTAGCTAGGTCTGTTGGTGATATTACTGCTGAAGAAGCTGCTGCTCTTCCCAAGATTGCTGGCTGGAATATGTTTGGCCTACGTGATCTTATCTCTACAGGATTTAGAGCAGGTAAATCGGAATCAGGATTGATACGACTAGGTAGCGCAAAGTTAGGTATGAATAGTGTAGGCTTTGCTGATGGTACTACTAAGACCTTTGATTCAGCCTCTGAAATAGGGGAAAGAATACAGGGTCAGTTTAGAACTACAGCAGCATATACACTACATCCTAATCAACGTGCATGGACTAAGCGTACTGGTGGTACTATAGAAGAGTTTAATCAATTGGCATCACGTTATGCACGTGGTATCATTGATAATGTAGATGCTGAAGTCAAAGCAGTAGGCGACTTGTTTAAGAAACAGGAACGTGAACTAGCTGAGATGGGTATCAAGTACGATGTAGCTGGTTTTACACCTATGATGCTTGATAGGCATCTTAACTATCTACCACGTATCTTTAACGATGATCGTATTAGAAACATACGTGCAAGGCTAGGACCTGAAGCAGATGAGAAAATTGCTGACTTAGTTGAGACAGCTATTAGAAATGCACAGCCTGATATTGTAGAAGATGTAATTAAGTCTCTACGCAAGAAGGGTAAGAAGGGTACTAGACAGCAAGCGGATGACTATATCCGGCGTATTGCTACAGGCTACACCAAGAGCATAACTGACCCAAAGGTTGGTATTGCTAAGGGGCCTGCTGGTGCTAATGAGATGAACATTGAAGACCTGTCTTCTATCATGAAGGGTCAGGGTTTTGATGACGTAGATGTTGATGACATTGTACAGGCCCTTACTAAAACAGGAAGGGTTAAAGGACACAAGCGTTCACGGCCTCGTCTTATTCTTGATGAGAAGGCTTCTATTACTGTAACAAGAGCAGACGGAACTGCTGAAGAAATACACTTCTATGATCTACTAGAAGAAGACATTGAACAGTTGCATAATGCCTACATCTTCCAGATGTCAGGTGCTATTGGTCTAGCACGTAATGGTATCAATACAAATCAACTTGGCTCATCCTTTGAAAACTTTTTAGATAATATCCGAAAAGAAATAAAGGATAGAAACCTTGATCCAGCTAAGGCTGAAAAAGAAGTAAGAGCCTTACAGTTCATGTATGATGGCATCACAGGTAGACTAGCACAACGAGAAGAAGTATCCAATAACTTTAGAGAGGCAGCTATTGCTGCTAGAGCGTATAGCTTCTCAGTTAATATGGGCATGTCTGGTATGTCAGCCCTTATGGAAATCTCCAACGCTATGTTTGAGTATTCCGTAACTACTCTACTACGTTCTATGCCTGCCTATAATAAGCTGTATGCCAAAGCATCTCAGGGGCGTCTTGAAGATGGCCTCATGAGAGAACTTGTAGAAGGATTTGGTATTGGTGGTGAAGTGGCTCTTGGTAAATACAACAAGGCTACACGCTATGAAGGTGGTAACGTAGAAGGATACATTGGTCCTGAACAAAGCTGGTTGGGTAAGAACGCACTGAAAGCACAGCAGTTCGTATCCTACTGGTCAGGCCTTAATGGTGTTACTCAGACGCTACGGCGTATGTCTATGCTACACTTTTCTACACAGTTCGCAAGAGCAGCTAAGAAGGGTGGGAATGTATTTGCAGATGTTAAGCTTCAACAACTAGGTCTTGACCAAGACATGGTTACTAGGATTAAGAATAACATCAATCAACATTCCACATTTAAGGGCAGTGTCTTGGACAGGCTGAATATGGATCAGTGGGAAGAAGAGGTACGTGATGCTTTTCAGGCTGCTGGTTTCAAAGAAGCACGACAGTCTGTTCAGGAAATGAACATTGCATCTACCAACGGATTTCTACGTTCTGAACTTGGTAAGACATTCTTCCAGTTCCTTAGCTTTCCCCTAGCATCTCTTGAACAACAGACCATGCGTCTTGGTATGAGAGCAGCTAGAGGTGATGCTGCTGCCGTGGCAAAGATTATGCTTAGTTCTGCCTTCATGGGCAGTCTTATGTATATGGCACGTGTACAGCTTAATGCTGCTGGACGTAGTGATGCTGATGAATACATACAAGAACGGATGAAGCCTGCTGCCTTTGCTCAGGGAGCATTAAGCCAGATTGGTTCAGCTTCTTTGTTTGGTTATATCTATCAAGTTACGACAGGTGCTATGGATGGTAATACCTATGCCATGACACCACCGGCAGTTTCTATCGCTCAGTCTGCGCTGCAAATAACGCAAGCATTTAATGATGGTGAGATTACAGAAGCTGAATATCGTAGAGCATTGCGACTGCTTCCTGCACAATCTTTGTACGGTGCTAGACAGCTTATAAATGGTTTGGCTAATGAATTGGGTAACTAAGCTAAAGTTACAACATGGACTAATTAACACATAGGATAAGAGATGGCTCTTTCATATATTAACTATACAGGGGATGGGGTAACGGATACGTTCTCCATTACCTTTACATATCAAGATACCAGTGAGATTAGCGTCACGGTAGATGGTGTGGCTGAAACAGGCCTGACCTTTCCTTCTACTTCCAGTGTTCAGCTAACCTCTGCACCAGCCTCAAGCGCACTCGTACAGGTACGCCGTACAACAGACCTTACAGCACGATCAGTTGACTTTGCATCAGGCTCAATCCTAACTGAAGAAGACTTGGATGATAGTAACATTCAGGTCTTCCACGCAGCACAGGAAGCTGTTGACAAGTCTAATGATGGTATCACTCTTGATGCTGATGATAAATGGGATGCACAAAGCAAAGTCATTAAGAATGTGGGTACTCCTACTAACAATGACGATGCTGCTCCCAAGTCTTATGTCGATTCAGTAGCAGGTTCAGCCAGCGCAGCAGCAGCTAGTGCAGCAGCAGCAGCTACAAGTGCCACAAGCGCAGCCACAAGTGCTACAGCAGCAGCTACAAGTGCTACTAATGCTGCAACATCTGCTACCTCAGCTTCAGGCTCTGCTACATCGGCCTCTACATCAGCTACGAGTGCAGGTACAAGTGCCTCTAACGCAGCTACATCGGCTACTAATGCCAGCAACTCAGCTACATCAGCCTCTACCAGTGCCTCTAGTGCAGCCTCAAGTGCCTCTAGTGCCACGAGTAGTGCAAGCGCAGCCAGTGCATCGGCAGCAGCGGCGGCAGCAGCGGAAGCTAATACCCTTGCAGCCTACGATAACTTTGATGATAGGTATCTGGGGGCTAAGTCTTCAGCACCTACGCTTGATAATGATGGTAATGCTCTTATTGCTGGCTCACTGTACTTTGATACAACAGCACAGGGTATGTATGTCTACACAGGTTCAGCGTGGGTAGCAGCCTATATCTCAGGCAGTGGCTATCTGGCAGCAGCTAATAATCTGTCAGACCTGAATGATGCAGCCACAGCCAGAACCAATCTTGGTCTTGGTACAGCAGCTACAACAGCAGCAACTGACTATGCTACAGCAGCACAGGGTACACTAGCAGCTAGTGCATTACAACCTGCTGACATCGGCTCCACTGTACAGGCTTATGATGCTGACACAGCTAAGGTGGATGTAAAGCAGACCTTTTCTGCTGCACAGATTGGTGCAACCCTAGTAACTAGTGTGTCTGGTTCACCAACTCTGGTATTCAGTGATTATCAGAATTTTATTTTAACTTTAACAGGGAATACCACTCTTGCCAACCCAACGACAGAAACACTAGGTCAAACAGGGTTTATTATATTCATTCAGGATGGCACTGGTGGTTACACAGTATCGCTTGGTACTGATTTTGAAACTGCTGGTGGTGCTGGTTTGACATTATCAACAACGCCTAATGCTTATGATGTTGTACCTTATATCGTCAAGGCCAATGGGTCTATCCTGCTAGGAACGCCACAGCTTGCATTTGCATAGGAGATTAACATGAGTACACCTTTAGGTTCATCTCAGTGGATGTATAGTAGTGGCGCAGAAGTCACCCAGCAATCCCTCAAGTTCAACGATGACGAAAGCCAGTATCTAAGCTGGACACCTGCATCTGCTGGCAACCGCAAGACGTGGACTTGGAGTGGTTGGGTCAAGCGTGGGAACTTGGGGACAACACAACAACTTTTCCACGCAAAAGATGGCGCAAACTATGTTCAAATCGGCTTCACAACAGCCAACAAATTGCAAATCCAGTTAGGCACACCAAGACGCCGAACCAATAGACTGTTTCGTGATGTTGGTGCTTGGTATCATATTGTCGCGGTGGTTGATACTACTGACGCAACTGGTGACGATAGATTGCAGCTATGGGTCAATGGTGAAAGGCAAACATCTTTTGACGAAGATACAGACCCAACATTAAATGCTGACTACACCGTCAATAACACAGTCCAGCATCACATTGGTAGGGGCGATGCCACGCACTATACTGACGGATACCTATCCGACATCCACTTCATTGACGGTCAAGCCCTAGACCCTACCAGCTTTGGTCAGTTCACCAACGGTTACTGGGAAGCTAAAGACTACGCTGGTTCATACGGTACAAACGGTTTCCACCTGACTTTCGCGGATGATGTGGTCAGCGAGGGGTTCAATGCTGTTACCTATCGTGGCAACAATGGGCAAAACTCTGTGTCCGGCTTGGGCCTGTCGCCTGACCTAGTTTGGATTAAAAGCCGCACTGGCACACAAAGCCATATTTTGTTTGACAGTGTTCGTGGTCCATCAGCACGAATAAACACAAACAGTACAGCCGCCGAAACCGGACCAGATGGTGCTGGCGTTGATAGCTTTGACGCTGACGGTTTTACTATGAACGATAGCAGCGGTGCTTGGAACAGCAGCAGTTACAACTATGTCGGCTGGTGCTGGGATGCTGGCAGCGGTTCAGCCGCAAGCAATACTGATGGGTCAATCACCAGCACGGTCAAGGCAAATCCTAGCTATGGGTTTAGCATAACGTCCTATGTTGGCACCGGTACGGCTGGGACTATTGGACACGGTTTGTCTAGCGCACCAGAAATGGTAATTGTTAAAAACAGAAGTAGAATTGCTGGCTGGAAGGCTTGGCACAGCGGGCTGGCAGACAGCACTTACATTATTGAGTTACACGACCCCGCTGGAGAAAGCGTAAATACTACTGCGTTTAATAGCACCGCACCTACCTCTAGCGTATTTAGTGTAGGAAACAGTTATAATGATACAAATCTTAGCGGTGACAACTTCATAGCCTACTGTTTTCATTCGGTGTCGGGCTATTCGTCCATCGGGTCATATACTGGCACAGGCGCGGCTGGTAATGCTGTGAACTGTGGCTTCCGTCCTGCTTTCGTTATGGTGAAGCGTACCGATACAACTGGCAACTGGTTCATTCTGGATAATACACGCAGCGCGGATAACAAGGGCGATGACTACTTGTACCCTGATTTATCTAACGCTGAAGATTCCAATCTTGGTTCGTCTTATCTGATAGACTTTACGGCAACAGGCTTTACTATTCAGAACGCCCAGTCGTATGACAACGCATCTGGCGGCACCTACATCTATATGGCCTTTGCCGATACCCGCGAAGCAGCCTTCTGGAAGGATGTATCTGGGCAGGGCAACCACTGGACACCTAACAACCTAGACTATCGTGACAGCCTGATTGACAGTC